CCTTCCACTGGAAATTAAATTTATTTCATTAAGAGATCCGCTAGAAATATCTGCTGTTGCTTGAGCTGCGATTCCCCATGGAGTTTCTGGATTACTAATCGTAATTGTTGGTGCATTGGAATAACCAGATCCATGATTTGTTATTGCTACAGTTTCAACTTCATAATAGAGTTTTCCAAAATAAACTACTTGACCGTCAAAAAGTCTTGTTGTCCCAACACCAGAAACTGTAAATGATGTAGCACCAGCATCGGCATTTGATGTAACAATTCCAGTTTGAATAACATTACTTACTCCATCTGCAACTAATCCATAATTACCAAAAGATGAGTTTGAGTTAGTTAAATCACATGCTCCACCACTTCCACAATAAACGGCAATATTATCGCATATAGTAAAAAGAGAAACTAATTGAGCAAATCAAGAACCATACTTTTAATATTACCAGAAGCATGATTTCCATCAACTTTCATACCAATGCTATTATGAATAAAATTGGTACAATTTTGAATGTATGGTGATTGTGTTATATTACCTGACCCTGAGGGATTAAATGAAATTACTGGATGCGTACTTGCAGCACCAGTAAAAGACATTTCAGCGATATAATTTCCATTAGATACGTGAAAAAGAGAACCAGCGTTTTGTGGAGATACTGATACTTCTCTTAAACTACTTCCAACAATACTAACTTGCTCTGGAAGACTAATTGGATTACTTTCAACATAGTTGCCTGGTAATACATTTATAACAGTTCCTGTGGATGCAATTGAAACCGCCGCTGCAATCGTGGCTTTTGCATCACCAAGTTTTTTGCCGGTATTGTTATCGTCACCATCAACAGTTACATAAAGAACGTTTGTTACTGTTGCACCAACACCAAGACTTACAATGTCGGTGCCTATACCACTTCTTTCTCTACGGGTATAGAGTTCAGCATCAAAAGTATTAAGGCCAAGTTCCCCCAGTTGCAAATCAGCAACTGTAGGCACTTTACCCGGTACGGATGACCGTTTAATTTTAATATTCGGATTTGCCATCAGGTCAAACTAACATTGTTGGTATATACCGTAAACCCAATATATATTGGGTATTAATCAGCATTAACAATATTTATAAAAGTTTCAGTAAGACCCTTCCGAATTGTTAGCATTTTTTACTTCACATTGCTTGAGTCTTTCTTCCAACTCAACAATCTTTGCAAGTGCTTGTTCAAGTTTTGTTTCTGCAACAACGAGTTGTGTAAATAAATCCATTGCCTTTTTTTGGTAAGTATTCAAAAGATACTTCAAATCATTTTCAGTTGCCATTAATTAATCTCAAAAAGTTCCACAATCAATAGTTATGTTAATCAGATTTCTTGTTGATCCTGAGCAAGAAATTACCTGCGATTGACCAGCACAGTCATTAACAAACAAAGATCCAATTTCTAGACCAGCATATCCGGATGGAGTTAAAACGCCAGAAGATTCTGATACAGCAGAAGCAATAACAATTCTTGCTGCGCTATCATCCCAGAAAACTGCGGCTTTTTTAGCAGAACCATCATAATAATTTAAAAGTAGACCGAGATCAATATCAAGATCAGTAGATGGTGCAGAACCATTTACAAGGCCAACTTCAATAAGAGCATCTTCAACAGTTAACGATTGAGTATTAACTTGAGTTGTAGATCCATTAACAAACAGATTTCCACCAACGGTCAGATTACCAGTAATATTTCCTGTTCCAGCAGTAACAATACCAGAAATATTAACATCATCTAACTCGGTATGTCCATCTACATCAATTGAGGATTCAAAAATAGCTGGATCTGTGAATGTTGTAACACCAGCAATTCTATTATTTACACCAGAAAAAGTAACTGATGCAGATCCTACAGTTAAAATTCCAACAATTCTAGTATTACCAGTAACTAAAAGAGCAGTTGATGCACCACCTACAACAACACTATTAGCAAATGTAGAAACACCAGAAACAGTTAAAGCATCAATATCTGCAGTTCCATTTAAATACAGGTCTTTCCACTGTTTTGAAGACGAACCCAGATTAAAGGTATCATCTGTTGTTGGAATAAGATCTGATGCAAATTCTCCACCAACTACAACGTTATCACCCTCGGTATCTCCAAGTCCAATAGTTCCACCACGGAATGTTACGACACCAACAAACTCAGAATATCCTTGTACATTTAAATTCTGACCGATCGTTAGATTCTTATTAACTCCGAGGCCGCCATCAATTTGAACTGCACCACTGTTAGCATTTCCAAGTTCATTATCGGTTGTATCCGTAAAATTTACTACACCACTAAAAGAAGCACTTGCTGCTGGGTCTGCCCAACTTAAATTGCCCGCACCATCATTTGACAGAACATAACCAGCACTTCCTTGAGATCCTGGCAGATAATAAGTAACAATCCCAGCAAGAGAAGCAGGAGATGCAAGAGTTATAAAACTAGTACCGTTATTGGTTCCTTCTACAAGGTTAACACCACTACCAGTTGTAGAAGTTCCTTTTGTCCAATATCTATGAGAACCAACAAATCTATTTGTCGCGGTATCAGAAGTTAAACCAACATATAAATCATAACTATCGGTTGTAAATCCGGGTTCTCCGGCTTGCAACCCAGGAAGATTAGCTAATAATCCTCTCTTAAATTGAATAACTGGCGCAACCATAGTTATTTTGTATTTTACTTATTTTATTTAGTTTTAGAAAGTTCCAGCGTCCAAATCAATCTTATTATCAAGATCGACATCCATACGATCAAGAAATGCTGTAGCAAAACCAACAAGTCCTGGTTGATTGGTTTCAGTTGAAGCAGCCGAATTTAAAACGACATCTGGATTAACCAGTTTATATTTTTGTGTTGATGCATCATAAACCAAAACATATTGATCTTTATTGCCAAGATCTGTGGCACTAACATCACTAAGATCTGAAAGTCTATCTGCCACAATAGCCCTCTCTACTGATACGGAGAATGAATTTGAACCATCCATACTAACAGAATAATCTGCCATGGGAATACTCTAGGTTTAAAAATATTTATGTAACAATAGCCATCCCCTCAATAACTCTCGTTTTTTTATTCGTTGTATTGTTTGTTATTAAAATATTGTAATAATGACGACCCATGTCAAGTTCACTTGTAATAGAATTTCCAAGTGATATTGTTACCTTTCCAGTGGCAACAACTAAAGAAGATGTGAATGTCGTAATTCCAGATGTTGCATCTGGAAATTTTTTTAAAGTTGACAATGCACTACTATTTGTTAAATTATATGGAGTTCCATCTGGATTTGTAATTGTAAAAGTTGCAAAATAGTCTGCTCCCTTTTCAATTACTATATTTACTGCTGGTACTGCCATGGGACTTTTTCAACTATTTATTATCTGTTCCCAATCCATCCTTTAAAAGTTTGGAAAGTTCTGCAGTTGATCCAACGAACAATGCATTTGTCACATTTGTAGGACCACGAACTTGTTTAGTTTCTTCAATATCTTTTAGTTTTTTCTGAAGATCCATTAATTTATCGGTTGCATCTGAGACATTTTTAATTAATTGTCCAGCAACTTCATAAGCTCTAGGCATTTCACTTTCTTGTGCAAGTTCTAAAATACCATTAATGGCTTCCTGCCCCTTTTCAATAATTGAATACAAATTTCCTCTAGTATATTCATAATCTTTTTTAATATCTTCAACCGAAGATGAAATTGATTCGATTTTTGTCTCGACAGTTTCCGACTTTGATTCGACTATTTCTCCAGAAATATCAAAAGTCTCGTTTAATTTGTCGAATTTCTTTGTCATTTTCATGATCCACTAAATCCAAAATCGTCGCCAAGTTGTATCAATGCATTATCTGCAGTCGTAATTTTCTTAACTGCAGAACCGTTCACATGAGGTGCAATAACTGTGTTATCAGATCCTCTTGTAACTTTGAGTGTGTTTCCAGATATTGATTCTACATACATTTCTTCACTATCAATTACAATATATGTTGCTGCAGAAATAGATGATGCATCAACAACATCTATAAAATTAGTAGTTGATAATGCATCAATATCTTGTGCAAGATTAGTTGTTACAGTACCAGTATAGTTCTTAGTTGCACGAGGTTCAACACTGTAAGAAAGATCTCTTGATGGACTTGAAGATTGATCTCCACCAATATATCCGATAGTAACTTTTTTGATAATATCTTTGGATATATCTGCAACTGGGCCAAACAAGTATGTTTTGGCAGTAAATCTAAGAGTATAGTATAAAGATCTCCTAGTATTAAAATCACCTTCATATTCATCTCTCATTGTTATTCCTTCAAAGACAACTGGAATATCTCGTTTTTCTCCAATCGTTCTTACTAGATCAACCGATAATGTATATGCTGGTTGAAAATATGGCAAAATTTGCTCCACAATTTGAAGCATATCATCATTTAATTTTGTATAGATTGCTAACTCAAAACTCATATTATATGGAACTGGCATATAAGTTTTTCTTGGTTTAGTTGTATCCGAAGCTAAACCAGAAAGAAATGTCTGAGTCGTTGTAACTTTTCTAGAAGGATCATAAGTTAAACCAGTAAATTCAAATGACATTCTTGGTAAAGAAATTTGAACTGGTTTGTTAAGATCGGGAACTTGTTCTAGTCTTGCTAAAAATTTCTGAGTGGGTCCATAAGCTAATGGAACTTTAATTACACTCGTTACATTATCAGAATCATTTGTGTGTTTGATTGAAATATCATTGAATATAGTACCAAACGCTACAATTGTACTCCTCAATATTTCGTGATAAAAATATTCAAACATGTTAGCAATTGCTTATATAATCTATTTAACAAATAAAAATATTTAATTATGGTGTTCCAAATGGATTTGTCTCAGAAAAGTCTACGATTTGATCCGCTTCAGACTCAATTACATCATTTTGAGCATATCTATCGACATTATCATCAGTAGAATATATTCTCAGTTTATATGCAGCAGATGATCCAGCTCCAGTTATAACGTCACCATTAATAAAGTTTCCATTTATCTTATAAACATTAAGTTCACCTGTAGGAGCATTCCAAGATTTGACTAATGCAGTCGTTCCACTGATACTTCCTGTAACAGTTTCTCCATGAATATAAGTGCCAACACCAGATGATGCTGGTGTTGCAATAGTAATAGTAGGTGCAACAGTATATCCAGCACCGGCATTTATAATTCTAATTGAAGTTACAACACCAACAGTATTAATGTATGCTCTTGCAGTAGCACTAATGCCTCCAGCTGGAGCAGCAGGAATAGTAACGATTGGCGGAGTTGCATAACCCCCACCACCATTTGTTACTGTAATTACTCCAACAACTCCATTACCAATTGATGCCGTTGCAGCTGCCCCAGATCCACCTCCACCAACAAATACAATCCCAGGAGCAACAGTATATCCATATCCAGGATTTATAAGTTCAACTCCTTGAATCTTATTAGATGTTGTTCCATTACAATCCACAATAGTATCAATAAATGTTGCGACTCCAACTGCTGTTAATCCACCAGATGGTGCAGAAGAAATTGCAACTTGAGGTAGAGAAATATATCCACGTCCTCTATTTGTTACAGTAATTAAACGTACAGCACCATTAAGTATTCCGGTAATCGCAGTTGCTGTAGTTCCAACTCCAACTAAATTTAGAGTTTGTGTATATCCATCGTTAAGGATATTATCATCAATTTCATCAACATCAGTATTGAGTTCTTCATCTTCATACCTGAAGAGTTCACATTTCAACTCATAAACATAAGTTTTTTGTAATTGATAGAAAGGTTGCTCATGTTCTACAAATTTAATTTCAAACAATCTATCTCCAAGGGGAAACCAAATTAAATCACCCTCTTTTGGTCTCGTAGATAATTCAACATTTGGTCTATCTTTTATTAATGGTGTAATATAATTTTCAAATCGTTCTCTTGAAATTGTTACAGTTAAATCTGTTAAAGGTTGAATACCAAATTTGGAAAGTATTGTTCCTTGCCCCTCATATCCATCATAAGTATTAACATAAGCTTCGATTGGCAGTGCCTGGGTGAATTTTGATTCGATGACTTCTCTTATAACACTTTTTTTAGTAATATAACTTCTAGGGATATAATATATTTCAACTCCATACATACGAAGTTGTTCGTTAATTAAATCTTGAATTAACGATTGTTCGGTTTTAGATCCTTGAAGAAAAAATGGATTAAGCATATTATCCGATCATGTCTAACGGTGGTAATTCATAAGTATTGGACATTCTTTCCATAATGAGATCTATTTCTCTTTGAGCATCTTCATACATCTGCCTTCCATTCAGTTCCACACCACCAGGCAATTTGACTCCCGTAAATTTCATCATGTTTTGCCCCCACTGACGCTTAATCAATGCAGTCAAATATGGTTTTAAGAAAGAATCATTCCAAACTCTAGAATAATCATTAGGATCTAATGTCCTAAAGCAATCGATAATAATGTAGTTTCCGACAGCAGCACTTCCCCAATCAATATCAATATACAGTCTATCTTGTCTCTTATTAAATCTAATTTGCTTCTCAGTCGTTAATAAGAAATCAATATCTTCCAGATAAGTTTTAACCATAGCATAGGTTAAAAGTTCAGTGGTGCCCCAATAGTAAATATCATTTAAGAATAACTGATATTTGACACTGAACATATTGTGAGTAATGCTATTAGTGCCATCAAATTTATAAATTTTATTAACACCAATTACTGATGGCGGAACTGGTAAATAATTTCCGTTTTCTTCAAAATTAAATGATGTTGTAAGCCCGACTGTTTCTGTTACGGTTGTTGTAGTAATTCCAACAGAACCTGTATTTCCTCCTCTAGCTCTTCCCCTATCAATATCATCTTGAGTTATTCGATACTTCATGTATGTCTGATAGACACCATCAAAATGACGTTCTTGAAAATATTGAACCGCATCATCAACAAGATCTTCTATTTGCTCATCAGCAACGTTGATTTCCAAAACTGGATATCCCAGTTTTCTTTTGCAGTAATCAATCAGTTCTTGTCTTGTGCTGGGTTGGGCCATTTGAGTTCAGATAAAACTTCTTCTTGCTTGAGATATAACTTTGCAAACGATTTAGCGAGATTTTTTAACTCATCAATATCGCTTATACTATCTATATCACGAGCAACCTTTTCATATTCAAAGCATTTATTCAAATTTGTAAGTTCAATATTATTTGGATTCATAGGTCAAAACTCTTAAAAGATTTTTAATTTCATCGAGATCATTTTTCATTCTACACATATCATCCTCAAGTTTTTGAAGTTTTTGTCCTTCAGATTCTTTTGCTAATTTTAAATTTTTATAATTTTGATAGTCACTCATATTTGTGTTTAAAATTGCATTTGTGGAATTATCACGAATTAGGTTATTATAACCTTCAACTTTGGAAAATTTTGTATTCATAATTACGCAAGAGCAATAACTCTAAGGTCCTTTAATCTTGGTGGGTGGGCCATATCGGTTGATGATCCAATCAATTTAATACTAAAGTATCTAAAATCTGTCAGATTATTAGTAGTGAATGTATACTCCTTGTAATCAAGATTCTGACTCAGGTTGGCAAGATTATCAGTTTTTGCAATCTTGACATCAGATAATCCATCATTGTTTGCAGTATTAATTACATTACCAAGACTGTCAAGATTATTATACCCTGGGAATGGATAGTAGATGGGTTTCTCCGTAGGATCGCCCAGAAGGGCATAGAATGCCCTTAGATCGCCAATTCTGTTAACATATGCACTCATAATAACTTTCAGAGAAGATGCTGGAACTTCAAGTGCAATTGGATTTGATGCATAAACAAATGCTGATGGATCGTCCTCAAGGGTAGAAACTCTAAAATCGGTTGCATAGTTTTCGATTGGACTATTTACTCTATTACTAATAAAGATTGCAGATACTCTATCCAAATCAATAACTGGAGATACATTTCTGTCAAAAGTATCCATCTTAATATTCAGAGTAAATGATTTATTTCCTGGAAGTGTAGTTAAAGCAGAAGTCTCATTGACTGATGCAGCTACAATTCTTGTGGAATTGAGATAATTGTTTGATGTCAGAGAAATTGGTTCATATCCTGCATCAGTATAAGATTCATCATTTCCATCGACACTTGAACCAGTTACTGTTCTAATCGAAGCAGAGAGACCTGTTCCAAGCAAGTTCATCGTTTGAATATTTGGTCTTATAATTTCGAAAGGAATGTTTTGAGTTGCATAAATGTTTGTTCCACCCGCAGATTTTGTTTCATTAATATAAAGTGGTGGGAATGAAGTTGCAACACTCCTATTAACTTGACCTTGTGGTAAAGATGCCGAATTACCAGCAGAACTTGAATCAATTTTCAGATAGTAATAGTCAAGATCAAAAGGCCTTGCTGAAGAGAACCCAACATCTTGAAGAGTGTGAGTTTTGTTAATTCTTCTAAGAGAAACACCATTTAATTCATATTTGAATACTGGAGTTCCAGCAGTATATGAGAAAGCTTTGGTTTGATCAATTTGTCTGGTAATTCCAGTCAAAGTATTTCCATTAACTCCTTGATATGCGATAATCTCATCACCAATTAAAACATATCCTGGATTTGTTGATGCAACACCAACATTTTCAAATGTAGAGAAATTAGATGAACTTACAAGTACAATGCTTCCAGAATCCTCTTTAGCATATGCAGCGTTCAATGTTGTAGGAGTTATGTCAGAATATGTTCCAGAAATAACAACGTTGTTATTTAAGGCATACATACCATGGTTTTTATGATTTACCTTGATATGCAATCCATCAAATTCCTCAGAATCTACGGTTACATAACTTGCAGTTACCCCGCCACCATTCAAAT